CTACACGTAAGGAGTCGTCGGCAGCGTCAGATGTGTATAAGAGACAGGCATATAGATTTGCGTCTTCCTTCATACAATGGCCTATTATGGAAGCTGCGATTTTAAGCCTACGCATACAGTCCTCCGTTAGAATACGCTCTACATGCGCCGGCTTTTGCCGACCACGGAAGATGTCGATGGCATCGCACGACATGCGCGCGCCCAATAACGCCAAGGAGTAGGCTTGCTTCGCGTCCCACGGTGTGGAATCGGACCGGATAACATGGAAGGGCACCCGCATGCCGGATAATTGTGTTTCCAAAAACCCATCATATATGTGAGCAAATCGATGGAATCGTTGGAATGAAGCCGTTTCAAATGATTCTCGTTTTCCTGCGCCACTTGAAATACCACCTCGAGGATGTCAGTGGATTCGCTATTTTTCCACTGCACCACCCACCACCTCTTCGGCTGTCGACGCGCGCAAAGTGAAAGAGAGGCGGAGCCTTGCATTGCCTGACTCCGCCTTCCATGGTGTTTTCTTGTGTTTCGACTTGCATTACTTTATTTACTGTGCTAATATATTTTATGTCAAGGAAAGGAGGTGAACATGGAAAACATCTGGCAGACCGTCAAGGACATCGCCGCGATACTCGGCGACATCGGCTCCGCGCTGGTCGGAATATCAACCGTCATCCTGATATTCATCCACCGGCCAAGCCGCCACGGACGGCGCTGAAAACCGAGTCCCGGATTCTCTACCTATCCGGGACTCGGCCCCACCAGATTAACCCATGAACATCATGAAGGACAAACTCATCAAAATCGCGTTCGCGGCAGGAATCGTGAGCCTGCTGCTCGGCGTCGGCGGCAAGGCCCTCCCGGCAGGCACGCTCGGATGCTTCGCCGGAATCCTCGCCCTCGCCTCCACGAAATGGGAGGACGGCGAATGACCACCGAATACCTGGGCGTCACCGACGTGGCCAAACGGCTCGGCATCAGCACGGCCGCAGTCAGCGCCTACAAGCTCCCCGAGCCGGACGCCACGATCGGCCGCACTCGCGGATGGCTCCCCGACACCATCGACCGATGGAACGCCAGTCGTCCCGGTCGCGGCGTCGGCGGAGGACGCCCACGCAAGAACAAGACCGAATAACAAGAAAAGCCCCTCCCCCAGCCTTGGCTGAGAGAGGGGCAACTTCGTATGGACTTAGCGGCAGCTTAACAGCTGTTAAGTCCGATACGAAGTTCTGTTAAGTGTTGTCGCTGATTTTGTGGCAACGCTTAATCTTTGTCGGAATCATCGTCCGGCTTGGTGGCCGTGAGCTGGCTCACGCCGATCAGAGCGCCGACGAAAACGCCGACGGCGTTGATGGTCGTGACGATCTCGCCGCAGTGAGGCAGTCCCCACTGCGGGCCGACCGCGCCGACCAGCCATGCGACGGCCGGCAGGGCGATCAGCGCGACCCACTTGAGGATCTCGTATGCCTTGTCGGGCAGCAGATAGTCGAGCTCAGTCTTGGTGTCCTTGTCCATTCCACACCTCCTTTATGTGTTGCAGGAACCGGCTCCACAACGCTTAATCGTGGAGCTGGAGTCCGGTCAGCGGAGCCGCTGGCCTGGATAGATGGTGTACGGCGGACGGAGGCCGTTGCGCTGGGCCGCGGCGTACCAGCCGGATCCGTAGATCTTCCACAGGCTCTCGCCTGCGCTGACCACGTGCGTGGACGAGTAGGTCGTGGACGGCGTGGAGACGGTGGACGAGCCGTAGTAGGTGATCGTCTGGCCGACGTAGATCCGGTTGATGTTGCCGGACGGCACGCGCCATGCGGAGGCCGGCTTGAGGCCGGTGCGCTCGGCGATGGCCGACACGGTGTCGCCGGAGCGGACCACGTAGGTGCGGGTCGTCGTGCGGGTCACGGTGGTCGGGCCGGAGTACGTCGAACCGGACAGGCGGCTGTTGACGATGTTCATCACCGCCTGGTAGTTGTCGCCGAGACGGGACTGCCGATCGGCGCCGTTGCCGTAATCGCCGCGGATGACGGCGGTGGCCATGGCGTTCAGGTCGGTGGTGTTGGTCGTCCGCTTCTCCACGTGGACGTTCGGCGTGCCGGTGGATCCTCCGGTGGTGGAGCAGCCGGCGCGTTCGCCGCAGGCGATCTTGCGCCATGCCGTCCTGTCTCCGAAGAATTTGTCGAGGTCGAGCGGTCCATGTCCGTTGAGGTAGCCAGTGCTCGTGTACTGGAGCATGCCTTCGCCCTGCGATCCGGCGAGCCATGGGGAGTCCTGGTAGCCGGTCGCGTAGTTGTTGGCGTACTGCGCCGCCCACAGCATGCACTTGGCTCGGACGTCCGCCGGTATCTGGTCGACGAAGCCCTTGGAGCAGTAGACGACGGGCCACACTCCCGTCCTGGCGTGGACGCGGTATACCCACGTCCGCACCCAGTTGCTGTTGCCCCACGCGGCGTTCTGATATGGCTCCCAGTCGAGGACGAGCATGGCCTTGCCGACGTATCCGGTGATGTGGTTGACGAAGTTGTCGGCTTCGGTCGTGGCGTCCATTCCGGACGCGTAATCGTACAGGCCTAGCTCCTTGCCGGTGTTGACGGCGCCGGATGCTTGCTGGCCCCAGCTGGAGTTGATGTACCAGCCCTGGTTGACCTTGACGATCGCGAAGTCGGCCGGAGCGACCTGCGTGATGTCCGGGGCCTGGTAGCCGGATACGTCGTATCCGTTCAGGTCGGCCATCGCGGCGGGCGCCACGGCCATGGTGATGGCCATGACCACGCCGGTCACCGCCAGCCGGATTCGTTTGAGCCACGGAGGCTTGTGCTTGCGCATTCATTTCCTTTCTCTGAAAACGGGAAACCCCACGTTTTCACGCGTGGTTTCATGGTTGATGGCGTCACATGTGGGCGCCACGATTGAAAAACAGGACGAGCGCGACGAGACCGATCCAGGCGATGACGAAGGTCATGCGTCCTCCACGGTCTCCGGCGCCACGTCGGCGCGCAGCTCGTCCGGCAGGTGCGGTTTCGGATGCCGCTTGAGGAAATCGGGCTCGACGATCTCGCAGAACTGTTGCAACCAATGGAACAGCTGCCTCGTGTATGCGGCGAGCGCGAAGTATTTTCGCTGCTGATCCTCCAGGTGCTGGATCTGCTCCTCCTGCGACTCGACCTGTTCCCTCAAAGGCTTGATGACGGAATCGGTGAGGATGTCGCAAGCCTTCGCGGCGATGTCCGCGGTGTCCTTGCGTCTGCTGGAGATGGCGCCGATGATGGCACCCACTCCTCCACCGCCGATCAGGGCGACGATGAGAGACGTCCAGAATTCCGTGCTTGAAAAGAGGTTAAGCGGCGTCATCCGAGCTCCATGGGTCGAGGCGCTTCTGGACTTCGTCGCGCAGGTTTTTGGGGATGGAGTCGATGGTGCGGGCTCCGGAGCGGACGAGGTTGGCGTAGATGGCGATCATGGCTTGCTGCAGGGTGTTCATGCTTGCTCCTTTGCTCCGGCATCGTTGGCGGACGCTGTGGTGAGTTGCGCCTCGTAGAGGGCCGCGATGGCGGTGGCGTTGTCGACGGCCTGCTGCTCGAGCTGTGCGATGCGCTCCTTGTCGTCCATCGATTCGATCTCGGCCGATTGGATGAGGCTGTCGAATTGCTCGACCGCCTCCTGTTCGGTCAGGTCGCGGCACAGGTAGGTTTCCTGCGCCGTGTATTCGGTGGTCTCGGTGCCATCGGTGCCGAGATGCTGGACCTGCTTGATGTCCTCGCGGAGCCAGATGTCGGCGAGGCCGTCGCCCCGCCTGAAGTATTCGACCTTTTCCAGCGGTGTGGCGCTGGTGACGAGTTTGCTCATCTTTTTTCCTTCCTTGGTTGTTGGTTGGCGCGGGCCAGCGTCCGCTTGGCCATGCGCATTGTCTTGTCCACCTGCCGGCGGCGGCGCACGAGCGTCGAGTCGGAGTGGATGAAGTATCCGTAGTAGCTGGCGCATCTGCGCGCCAGTGTCAGGTTCCTTGGGTGTCGGCGGAATCTGGCGAAGGTCCGTCCGGCTCGCAGGAATATGCCGGGTCTGATGTTCGTCCGGCCGGGCCGGAACGTGTAGCCGACCATGTCGATTGGTTCGATGCCGACGTGCTTGACGTTCCATTCGGGGTGCATGTCGAGTTTGAGCCGGTCGTGCGCGAAGGTGGTGATGCGTCTTGCCGCGATCGACAGGTCGCGTTTCGAGCGTCCGAGCAGCAGGATGTCGTCCATGTAGAAGAGGACGTGGGTGACGAGCCTTCGCTTCGTGGTGGTGCCGTCCCTGTGCCGTCTGGTTTTGGTGAGTCCGTGCTCGCAGAAGTGCCAGATGGACGACAGGTAATAATTCGCCAGGTATTGGCTGAGGTAGCTGCCGATGTTCAGGCCGTTATCGCCGGCGTAGGAGTCGATGAGGTGGAAGACGAGGCGCAGGAGCGTCATGTCGCCGACGTCGTGCGAGAGCATCGCCTTGAGCGTCGGCCGATCAATCGATGGATAGCATTTGCGCACATCGAGTTTGACGAAGACTTTGCTCGATGGTTCGCGGATCCATTTGCGGATGACACGTCGTGCGTCGTTGGTGCCGCGGTCCGGGATGCTCGCGGTCTGCCATCGTCCTATCTTCGCGTCGAACAAGGGCATGAGGGCGATGACCGCGACGTGGTCGAGGATCTGCTGTTCGACGGCCTCACGGCCGATGACGCGATGCTTGCCGGAAATCGGTTCGACACGGTTGAAGTATCGGATACGTGGATGGTCGAATCCGCCGGTCCTGATCTGGCCGGCGAGTCTGATGGCGAGGTCGTCGAGGTCCGGGTGGTGTTCCAGGAATCTCGTGACGTCGCGTCTTGATGTTTTGCCTTGCAGGTAATGGTCTATGGCCTTCCTGACGAAGGCCGGTGTGCCGCAATGCGTGTGACGGCAGTAGGTTTTCAATTGAGCTGTTCCTATCTGGACTTTGCGCGGCTGTCGATGTGGCTGGATGGGTTCATCTACCGGCCGCGTGCTCGTGTTGCATTTTCGGATCTGGCCGTGGCATGCCGTCTGGCTTAGATCGTGGCCGACGGTAATCGGAGTGTTCTGATGTTTTCGACAGGATTGTCCAGGTATGCGGCCGCCGATGTTCCACCTGCGGTTCGTCAGGTCCCTGTTCAGGTTCGCGTGGAACGCGCCGCAGTTCGAGCCATCACTGAGATTGCCGAACCGGTGCACGACGCGAAGGACGGTAGGCGCGCCACTCCGAGTCCCACATGTTTTTCAGCGGGACGATGAGGGGGCTTGCGCCCCCTCGCTGCGCTCACCCCTCACCGCTCTTGGCTCATGCCTTCGAGCGGCCGAGCGCGGATAGGCGGCCGCCGACGGCCCACCCGCGGCTCGCCAGGGCCCAGCTCAGGAACGCGCGGAACGCGCCGCAGCCCGAGCCATCACCGAGATAGCCGAACCGGCGCACCTGTCGGAGCCCCTGTGCCTGGACCGGATTGGCATAGACGGCGTCGGTGAGGCCGGTGCTGGAGGTGGCGCCGATGCCGGTCGGCAGGAACACGCGCCCGTCGACGACGTTGAAGTCCTCGGCGAAGCGCGAGCTCGAGTCGTTGGTCTTGTCGCGGGTCGGAAACTCGCCTACGAGAGTGTAGTTGTCGGTGCTGGTCTTGGATGCCTTGGTGATGTCGTGCACGAGGTAGAGGGCGGTGTGGCCGATGCCGTCGGCGTCCTTGTAGGCGTTGACGATGGCGTCCGCGTCGACCTCGTAGATGCCGTTGCCGCGTTCGATGCCCTGCAGACGCACCGGCTGCCATCCGGCGTGGTCGGCCTGCGGGCGTCCGTCTCCCCTGCCGCGGATGGAGTCGGTGGCGCCGGTCTTCCACGGCATGGTGCTGACGAACGCGGTGGTCGTGGTGGTGATGGCGGCGCCGTCGATGTTGAGGGCCACGTTCGTCGCGTCGATGGTGGTCTTGGACAGGACGGTGCGGGCCTCGGCCATGGAGTGGTTGCCGCTGTTGTTGCGTTCCTTGTCGGTGCCGATGTTGATGGTGGATCCGACGAGGATGTTGTCGGCGGTGTCCTTGGCGATGATGACGCGTTTGGCGTTGGATTCGGCCTTGGTGACCGGCCCCTGAGCCGTGTAGTTTTCGAAGCAGCCGCCGAGCGCCGCCTCCATGTCCTTGGTGGCGAATTTCAGCATGAGCATCAGCTGGAAGTAGAAGACGTCCGGCTGGCATTGGCCGGCGTACCCCTTGCCCTTTTTCAGGGCGAGGTCGATCTGGTCGTTCTGGCAGCCGAAGCCGGGGTCGATCTTCTGGCTGCTCCAGGAGCGCGGTATGCCGCCGGACAGGGATGCCGCGTATTTCGCGAACAGCAGGCATGGGCGTTCGGTGCCGTCCGGCAGGAGCAGTCCCGGCATCGGTTCGAAGCCGTCGTACTGCTCGTCGCTGTAAAGCAGTTCGATGTGGTTGTCGTCTCCGTCGATGCGGAAATATCCGGGCGCGACCATGACGAACACGTCTCCGTTGGATCCGTCGCGGCGGAATCGGCTGTCCCCTTCGATGGCGGTGATGTGCGGCACGCCGGAGTCGTCCACGGTGGCGTTCACATCGCGCCATTGGAAGGCGTTGAGGTAGGCGTAGTCGTCGCGTCCGGCGTTCGCGGCGGTGGATACCGTCACGGACAGGTTTGCGTTGTCGTGGGTCTTCGCGCCTGTGGGCACATGGGAGAAGGAGTAGCGAGGGAACTGCACGCCGTAGATTCGGCCGGAGCGGTGCTGACTGTAGAACTCCTTGACATTCGCGTATTCGTGCTTCGATTCGTCGTAATGGAAGGTCGTGCCGTCCACGTCGGTCTCGCGCAGGGCGCGCATGATCTTCGCGAAATCGCGCAGGCGGATGAACTTGTCCGGATTTGCCATTTTCTGTCCTTTCTCAGTTGCGGATGGCGGCCAACGCCCAGTCGATGTCGGACTGGTCGATGTCAGCCAACGGATTGCCGGTACCCACCGGCGTGAGCGTGGTAGAATCAACTTCAACCAGATCGGAGAAATTCAACACCGAAGTCGAATCCGGCACCTGCACGACGCGAATGAACCGCCATGAATCGGCGCTATCGCCGATGGTCACCTCGTAGGCGAACGTGTTATCGGTCGGCGGAACGGTGACGGTCGCGGTGCCATACTCGTCCAGTCTCACCTCGAACGAGTCACGCACCACGATGCGCTTACCGCTGTTGAAACGGCTCGTCGGAATCACGTGAACCGTCTCACCGGCCAAGTCGGCGATGCCATCCGCACTCGGATGGCCGAAATCGAATTTGATCTGAGTCAAAACATCCTCCTTAAAAGAAGCGTTAAAAACAAAACCCGTCGAAATCGACGGGTTTAAAAACATGAACGGAGAATCATGGATGTGAAACAATAAGAAACCCACACGCATGTCAGGCCAACGGCAACACGACAATGTGTGGGATTATTCAACAATAATCGGGAAGGAACCAATGCTTTTCGGCACATTCGCATCCACTGTTTGGAAACCCTCATGCGCGAAACTCCGCGAATGCACTCTAGTGGGATATGAAAGCGCCCTGAACCGTCATATCCTCCCACAATGGAGCGGAAAAGACCTGGACTCGATCACGGTGGCGGACATCGAATCATGGTTGGACTCCTTCGACAAGCCGGGAGCGGCGCGAAAAGCATGGGCCGTGTTCCGTGCGATTCTCAGGCTCGCGTTCCGGCGCGGCATGACGGACAATGATGTGACCAGAAGGGAAATCAGACTCCCCCGCCTACGTCACTATGAGCCGCGAGTGTTGTCGGCGCAGGAGGTGCGCAAGCTGTTGAAAGGCTTCTACGGGCATCCGCTCGAAGCATGGCTGTTGGTGTCGGTATGCGCCGGTTTGCGCCGTTGCGAGTCGGTCGGCATCGAATGGTCTGACCTTGACCTGCGGCGTGGCACGGTAACAGTCAAACGTTCCGTGCAGTGGGTCGCAGGACATGAGACGGTCACCGAGCCGAAGACCGATTTGAGCCGTCGAACCGTGGCGTTGCCGCGATTTGCCGTCAAACGGTTGGCGGAACTACGGCACGGCACGAAGACCGGCAGACTGGTCGGCAATCTGAACGCGAACCAAGTCGCTAACCGTTACAAGTCATGGTGCCAGCGAATGAAACTACCCTCTGTCCCGCCACGCAATCTGCGTCACACGTTCGGCACGCTGGCAATCAAGGCGGGCACCGACATCAGCGTGGTCGCACGACAGCTCGGCCATTCCGACATCCAGACCACCGCAAGGTATTATTTGAAGCCTGATCTGAGCGTCCTCAAGGACATGCAGCGAGCATGGCAACGACTGGTGTTGACCTGCTGAATAGCTTTCCGTAACCCAACCGTGGAAACCGCCGTATACGAACAACAGCCTCACGCTGTGTCGGGTCGGACGCACAGTCACGGTCAACGGCAACGTCAAGTTCACCGGCAGCGGAGTGCAGAACTACGCGATGGCGGTTGAGACCATCCCTGAAGCGTTCCGCCCACTCGCCGATCAGAGCATCATCGCGTTCCCGTCCTGCGGTTTCAGCCTGCTTGTCATGCGTGACGGGAAGGTGCAGATGCTTGGCGACCCGAAATCCGCCTACTCCACGGCGCACGGCTGCTGGATAACAGCACAGTAGCTTTCCGTAACCCTCACCAAGACGAACACTAACTGGAATGTGGATTACCGTACCGCGCTGGTCGGCAAGATGCTGATAGTCGCATTCCACGCCACACGCCTCAACTCCGACTGGAATGCTGCGAAGGAGTGGGAGATATCCCAGCTTTTCACGCTACCAACCGGCTTGGAGGCGGCTTTCGAGGTGCATTGCGCCGCCGTGTCCAATTCCAGCGTCGGGCTGCATGGCGTCGAAGTGCAGACCGCGGGCAACGCCATCGCCCTCCGCTCGTCGGAGAAGATGACGATCGGCAAGGGCGGATGGGTCGAGGGATGCATCACGGTGCCGCTCGCCTAGGCGAATGTCACGCCATCTGGCACGGGGATAATCTTCGAGAAGCATTGGATGACATCGTTTGGCCCTACACCGCCGATGAGGACCACCGACCCGTCCGTGTTCCAAGTCGCCTGTTTTCCGTACGCGATGCCGGCCACATTCGCGACGCACCCCAAACTGACCGCTTTGGAGGGTTTCACACCCGATTTGAACGTCCAGACGGTGAAGTTGCCGGTGTTCACGGCGCTTCGGAACGATGACAGGTCAACGAAGATCAGACCATCCCTGACCTTGATGGTGTTCGAAGCGCTGTAAGGCGCCGGAACGAACGAGCCGGTGGACTGCCATTGTAATTGGCACGTCTGGGTTACGGAAAGCTAGCAGATTGGGTATACGACAGTTCCGACGCAACCTTGGCTGCTACCAGTCGATCCCATGTTGGCTACCCGGATGATACCGTTGGCCTGTACGATAAGCGTTCGCGCGGTCTGGCCATTCGCGACGCAGCACATGCTGTTGACCTCGATTGGCGGCCTATACGCTTCCGGCAGAACATACTTGCACTGTTTCGCATCCCAGCTTCCGACCCCTATCGCGCCGCTAAACTTCACGAGCATCAATATTCCGGCTTTGATGACAACGAAACCATCGGCATTATAGAGGGTTACGGAATCCCACAAAGCCCCCTTCGGCGTGAACAGGCGCACCGGAGTGCCGACCGTGATACCGTCCAATGGGATACGCCACAACGGCATGTACGCGTCAACCGCGCCGGACAGTATCTTCCCTGACGGAATGGTCGGGTCGGCGGCAGTCGTCGCGTTCGGCGTGCCCTTCAACACGGTCAATTCCACCAGCTCATTACCGGTCTTGGAATCTCGATGGTAATGCGCGCAGATGATGTCATTGCGTTTCACGCCCTGCGACCCGTTGGAGATCGTCACGGATTCCGCCGCCGTGATATGCCAGTCCAAGCCTTGAATCGACGCGCAGCCGGTGCCGATCGTCGCCCTGTTGGGCGAACTCATCGAACACTTGAACGCGTCGCCCCAGTCGAACACCACGTCGGACTTCGAAAACTTGGCCTGATGGATGATCGCCTTGTCCTCGCTCGAGATGTGCGCGACTCCGGCTTTGCCGTCAACAAGTTCGATGGTCACTGTTCAGCCTCCTTCAACCATGCTTCAAAAGAAGCGTCGTCCTTCTGCATGAACGCCATGAAAGACGCATTGCACTGGGAGCACAATTCGTAGATGTCAGGCGTCACATCATCCGCGATGCGGGTCGCCTTGCCAGCGGAATACCGGCGCACGGTGAACCATTCACGCGCCTCCGTATCGCCAGCTGCGACATACGCGGTCTTGCCGCACTTGTCGCACACGTACTTCGAGTAACCGTCAGACTTCACTATCCAATCCTTTCAAACATGGAACAACCAAGCGAAGGCAACTGCCTCCACGTACCACCGAAATCCACCGCAGGGTCAACACCGGTCGTGTTCATCACGACATAGCCGATTGGAAACACGACCTTTCCCGTACTGCCGGAGCCACCGTTCACATGGGCGCTTATCACACCGTCCACGCTCACAATCGTGGAACCATCCACCCTCACGCCACCCAACACGTCCGTGGACGCCTTCGGCAGCGCGTAAGCGTTCGCGCCCCGTTCGACCGAAGCGAGCTTAGACCGTTCACCGTCGGTCATCATGCCCGACTTCGCACCATCGGCCACACTCTTCGCCGCATCCGCAACGGTCTTCGCATCCTCGGCGGTCTTGTTCGCCGCTCCAATCTGCGCCGCGTAATCGGAAGCCGTCTTGTTAGCCGCCTCGGCAACCTGCCTGACGGCATTCAAACCATCAGAATCGACATCCGCGTTTATCGTGCCGCCTGAAATCGACAGGCCACGACCAGCCGTCAAAGACACGCCACCACCAGGCGAACCACCGGAAGACGAAGAGGAAGAGCCGGAATAGTTCGCATTCGCCGACTGCACCGGCAGTCCGACCTCGAACGTCGAAGTCAAAATCCCGGAATCGATTTTCACAATCTGCTTCGTCACCACGGCGGTGACATTGACACCGGAAGCCTGATCCGTCGCGACGATCTTGTCATCCACGTGCAGACCATCACCGACCTCATCGGACAACGTCACCTCGACCGAACCACCGGTCTGCAACTCCTGCAGATGTTTCTTCGTCTCGGATTGCAGCGTGGACAAATCCGCGTTGGAATAGTCGTATGTGGCGCATACCTCATCGACGCCAATGAGCGTCTGCGTCTGACTCACCGCACCGGCTGCATCAGCGAAATAATTGACCACCAGACGATCTTTAAGCTCCTGCGAGCCAAGGCCGATGAGATGATTCACCGCGCGACAGTTGGTTTCGGCCTTGAAGTCCACCAAGTCGGAATCGATCGTGTTGTCGATGATGCCGACCGGCGTGATGCCAAGCAGGATGCGATTATCCTTGGCTTGGAAATCGAGGCGTCTGCCACAGGATGCGAGCAGATTACGGAATCCTGTGTAGGCGTCCACGTAGCGTGGATTTCGGAACATCCAATTCGACAAAGTGGAAGCATCGGAGGAATCGACGGTAAACACCGAATCCAAACCGATGCGCTTCAAAAGGCTTTTAAGGATGTCAGGCAGCTTGCCGGAGACGGTCAGGTAATCCTGATTCGCGTCCGGCTGCAATATCTTCGCCGCCAACATGCCAGTCCACGATTGGCCGATCCACATGGCCGTGGACACGCCACCGGAAACGGTCACACGACGGTCGATGATCCGGCCGCCCACGTCACTGCCGTCAAGCCAGAAATACCAACCACGTTCGATTTCCGGCGCATCCGGATCGTCGATGGTCAATTCGAAGTCGTTTTCGTCCGTGCCGCAAGCCCAATCCAACGTCACCTGCGAAACGATCGCACGTGGCGTCAGCTTGCCGTCGGCGAGGATAACGTCAGCCAAGGCACACCTCCCGAAACGTCAAACATGGTCAAATCGATGCCATAATTGCCGGAAACCGTCAACAGCGAATCTCCGGCCGGTATCGGCTCGAAAACATATGAGCCGCTTCCCCTGCCGTTGCCACGAACGCCCTTGTCGAAAACATCCGAAACGTCGCCGTTTTCAGCTGTCAACGTTATCGTCTTCCGCAATCCAGTGGCCGACAGCGACACATGACCGCCTTCCGGCACCGTCACATCAACCGCATAAGTGTTGCCGCCGATCTGGAAAGACGGGTTGACGCAAGGACCGAAAATGACCGCAGTGAACTCGGCGGCCTCGCCGGTCGGATTATTCACCGTCAAGGCGATTTTCGACAGAGCCAAATCGGTCGGCAGGTCCAGGGGGAGGTCAATCTGCGAACCGGTGCCTGGCGTCATCGGGAAGAAATGCTGCACCGGCAGCGCGCGACGCCAAACACCATCGCAAAGGACAATCGTGTAATCGACTTGCGCGTATTCCGGCCATGGCACGAGACCGAGCGATGAGCCGACGACATACGCCCGCTGGAACCATTCGCCATCCACCGTCAACGTGCCTGGCGTAACCGCCTGCACGTCCGAATCGAAAGCCGTCTGCACCACGTCCAATCTTGACGGATCCGTGGTGCGGACGGTCATTTTCGCCGTCGACGCGTTCCGGCTCACCGATTTGATACCGCGAGTGGCCAAAGTGTACGTCCATGCGTACCCGCGCATCTCCTGCAGGTCGGCCACCCACAGACTATCGGTGTTGAGGTCGATGACCGTGCCATCATGCGACGCGTATCTAAGCTCGCGCATATCTGCGGATCAACCTCCCCAAGTCACGATCGCCGACCGTCGAATCATCGGACGCGGCGCTGATGATCGCGCCAAGATCGTTGTGCAGGCTGGTTATCGCCGCCACCACGGAAGCGGTATCAACCTGTATGCTGACCTGATTGCCTGTCATCTGATTGGCTGTGGCAAACACTTCGCGTGGAATCTTCCGCTCGTTCAGCAGGCGCATGGTATCGACGCCGTAATAGGCCGTGGCCGCGGCATTGTGCGTGTACTCGCCCGCGGCGAGACGAGCGTTGAGCAGGTACACGCTGTCGCTCAGACCATTGCCGGGCGCCCATGCCGGATCCACGTAGCCGACGAACTCGCCACCTCCGGCGAACTGCTGGAAGGTGCCGTCCGTGAACATGCCGCCTGTGTAACCGCCCTCCTTCTTCGTTTTCTCCGTGACGGTGAAGCTCTTGTCCGCGATCTTGAAGTTGTTGATGAACCGGAGCACCGGAGTCGCCTGGTCGTTGACCGAGGCGGTGCTCTTCTTGTCGTTCAGCTTCTTGCGGTTGACGGCGTCGACCTTCGGTCCGGCCTTGTCGGCCGAATCGAGCGTGTTGCGCTTGTCTTTGAGCCTCTTGGAGTTGGCCGCGTTCGTCTTCGGCGTGGCCTTGTCCGTGGAGTCCAAGGTGTTGCGCTTGTTGGTCAGCTTCTTCGAGTTGGCCTTGTCGACCTTCGGAGACGCGTTGTCTTTCGCGTCGAGTTTGGCCGTGGCCTTCTTGCCGTTGAGCTTGTTGACGTTCGCGGATGCGGTCTTGGCCTTCTTGGATGCCTTGTCGGTCGCGTCGATGGTGCCTTTGACGTGCTTCTTGCCGAAGTCGTCCATCATCTTCCGCGCCTTCTTGGCGCTGTCCGTGGCCTTCTTGTCGTCGGCTTCGAGCTTGGCTTTCGCAACCTTCTTGTTGAATTTGTCGAGGTTGGTCTCGGAATCCTTGGTTTTCTTCTTGGCCTTGGAGTCGTCCACGTCGAGCTTCGGCTGGTTGCCTTCGGCGGTCTTCTTGATGTTGTCGATCGCCGCTTTGATGCTGTCGGAACTCAGACCCCACCGGTCCGCCAAAGCGTTAGCGGCCTGTTCGCCCATGCCCGAAGCTTCGGCCTGCCTTATGAGGGCTTCGCGCGCATCCTGCAGGACGCCGTTGGCGCGTTCGATCTCGCCTCCGGTGAAGTTGGTGTTCTCACCCTGCTTGAGTATCTTCTCCGCAGCGTTCTGCGCGCTGCTGGCGATATCCTCCAAGGCCTGCCTGGTCTTTGTGCCCTTCTCGCTGAATCGGTCGAGCAGGTCGCCGTTCTCGTTGAACACTCGACCATTGTCTTTGCAGGTGTCCGACAGTTGGCCGATCTTCTGGTTGAGCTGGTCCACGGCCTCGTCGGCGGTCAGGTTGTTGGATTCCAAGCCGAAGAGCGATTTGACAAGTCCGTCGATTTCCTCGGCCGCGTCCTTGGCGCTGCTTCCGAGGTCCTTGTTCGCGCTGGCGGTGTCCTTGGCGGCCTTCGATGCGTTGCCGTCGGCGTCCACGGCGTTCTTGGTGGCTGCGGCCTTCTGCTTGGTCTGTTCCTTGGCTTCGCTGTATGCCTTGGCTTCGTCCTTGATGCTGTCGCGCATCTTCTGCGCGACAGCCATCTGCGAATGGCCCTGCTTGCCGTATTCCTTCAACGCGGCGTTGACCTTGTCAGTCGCGTCCTTGTTGCCCATGGCTGCGCTGGTCATGTCGGTCAGGCTGACCTTTGCCTCGCCCATCCAATGCGTCATGTCGGCTCCGGCGAAGTTCATCTTCTGGTAGGAGTCGGCGATGGTGCTACGGACGTCACTGCCTGATTCAAGCGCGGACTGGAGCTGTTCGGTGGCCTCCTTGGCCTTCTGCTGGCGCTCAATAAATGAGGTGAGCGCCACTCCGGCGACGGTGAGGGCGATGCCCCACGGTCCGCCGAGCAGACTCATGACGCTGCTGCCGACGGCTTTGAATCCGGCGGTTTTCAGTTCGGCTCTGCTGGCGCTCGTGCCGAACGCCTCCATCTGCTCCTGCGCGCTCATGCCGCTCGCACGGAACATCTGGAAGGCGGTCTGCGCGGAGGCCAGAGCGCTTTTCATACGCTGGATCGGGTCGATGGCCAGACCAATGTTGTTGGCCATCGTGCTGGTGCTGCCGTTGAGATTGCTTGCGGCCTTGTGGACGCCGCCGAGCACGCCGCCGAGAGCGGCCATGACGATGATGGTCTGCTGCGCGCCGGCCGGAAGGCTGGCGAAGGAGTCCACGAGGGTGTCAAGCCCCTGGACGAGTTTGCGCAGTGGCCCTTGCGCGCCTTCGCCGATGGAGATCATGAGCGATTCCATGCTGCCGGAGAGGTTTTCGAGGTCGCCTTTGAGGTTGTTGTTCTTTGCCGCTGCCTGTTCGGCTGCGTATCCGCTTTCGGATACCGCCTTGGTCCAGTTCCTGACGCCTTTCTCTCCGGCGTCGTAGAGGTAGTTGGCGGCCTTGATGGCGTAGCTGCCGAAAATTGTCGCATTCGCCTGGTTGCGCTGTTCCTGCGTGAGGTTTTTCTCGGCTTTTTGCAGCTGTCCGGCGAAATTGGCCATGCCGACGAAGTTGCCGGAAGCGTCGTATGCGCTGATGCCGAGCTCCTTCATGGTGGCTGCCGCGTCGTTGGATGGCGCGGCGAGCTTCATGAGCATGCTGTTCAATTGTGTGCCGGCTTCGGCGCCGATGGTGCCGTTCTGGGCGAAGAGGCTGAGGACGCCGGTGGTCTCCTGGATGCTCATGCCGAAGCTGTTGGCCTGCGCGCCGCAGTTGTTGAGCGCTTCTCCGAAGTCGCTGACGTTGCCGACTGCCTTGCCAGCGCCAGCGGCGAGCGTGTCGGCGACCTGCGAAGCCTGGCTGCCGGACAAGTGGAACATCGACAATGCGTTAGCCATGTATTCCGCGGCGTCGCCCACGGCCATGCCGTCCGAGGCGGCGAGGTTGAGGGCCCCTGTCAGGCCGCCGGAGAGTATGTCGGTGACGCTCATGCCGGCCTTGCCGAGGTCGTTGATCGCGTCGGCTGATTCGCTGGCGGAGTAGACGGTGCTTGCGCCTGCTTCGATGGCGGCTTGGCGGAGTTGGTCGAGTTCAGCTCCGGTGGCTCCGGTGTTGGCCTGCACAGTGCTCATCTGCTGGTCGAAGTCGGCTGCCATCTTGATGGATGCGACGCCGAAAGCGGCGGCGGCGAGTCCGGCGGCGGTGAGGCCGCTGGTGATGAGCGCGCTCTTGCGGCCGGTGTTCTCCATGCCCGAAGCGACCGTTTTCGCGGTGCTTCCGGCGCGGGTCATCGCCGCCTCATATGAGGCGGTGTCGGCCATCAGCCGGATGACGATGTTCTTGTTCTCAGCCAAAGCATCCTCCAAAAATGTCAACAGGTCAGGTGCGCGGTCAACGCGTTCGCGGCCGGATTGTCCCTGCCATTCGCATCAGTCCACCGTTTCATGGCCTGCTGCATGTGCGCGGTGGCCCAGCAGACGCTGGTTTCGGCATGCAATGTAAGTTCGGCCTTCGGGTCTTGGCAGATCGAGCGCGGCAAACCGCATAGTGGGCACAACGAGCGTTCGTATTCCGCCAACGAGCGCATCCAATTACGCTCCGTCTCATCCCATTCGACCTCATCGCCCCTGCTCGGCCGCCAGCCCATGAACTGCTTGTAGCTGATGCCGAGCTGGCGGCAGATCCGTAGGTCCTCGACTAGTTGCGGAGAACCTTCGAGGCGAGGTCGAATGCCGCTTTTGGGTCCGCTGCGGTGCCGTTCAGTTCGGCGATGGCCTGCCAGATCGGCGTGAACTGGCCATCAGTGAGTTCGTCGAACAGATTGCGCCACGCCTGTTCGGTCTTGTCTTCGTCGGCTACCGGCTTGCCGCCGATGGTCGCGGAATCAAGCATGAGCGGCAATGCCGCGGCTGCGGTGCCGAACATGTCGTTCGTGCCGTTCTCATTGCGGTGCGCGGCCAATGCCTGCGCCCACTTGCTGACCGGCAACGCCCGCAACGTGAGCTTCAATGTCTCCGCATCCGCCTGTTCGCGTAGCTGTTCGATGCGTTTGGCGGTGGCCTTAGCCTGCCGGTTCGTCCCGGCCTCCGTAATCTGTTCGCGCGTGGTCTCCTCGGACAGCGTATCACCCAATCTGGCGATGTCCTCGGCGATCTGCTGGTTGAGGATGATGTCGACCTCGCGCGTGCGCCTGGTGACTTTAAGCATTGTTGTTCCTTCGCTCTAATATTCATGTTCCTTTACTGGGGAAGAGAAAAAAGAGGGTCCCGCGCCGGCGAAAGGAACGAAAGTCCGATGCGGGAAGAATGAATCAGGCGACCTTCACGTTCTCCGCCCAGCCTGGAGCCCGGACGGAGAAATTGACCTTGCTGCGCAGGACGCTGTTCGCGGCGATTGCCACCTTGGCGCTCATGCCGACGCGGACCGCGTACACGTTCACGATGTCGCCGGCGACAAAAGTCGAATCCGTCTGCTTGCCATAGCGGCGCACGAAGTAGCCTTCCGCACCCTCGGTCAACGTCTCCATTGCCATGTTCTGCGTGGAATGCGAAGTGTTGGTGTTGTCGATGACCTCGACGCTCGGGCCGCTGATCTTCTTGCGTCCGGGATTCTCGTAATCCTGCGCGCTGTTCTCGCGCTGGTCGGAGATGGAATCCTGCGACGGCGAGCATGACCAGCCGCCAAGGGTGACGTAGTTGCTCAGGTCGGTGCCGGCGCCGATCTCTGCAGCGGTCGGCTTCTGAATGTTTTTGATGGACGGCACCCAGATCGTGTTGACCAGACCGTCCGCCGGTGTGGAAGGAACTTCAGTTCCAAGAGTCAAAACCATGACTCCTCCTTATAAATATTGGGTCACATGCGTGACCAGTTGAATTTGAAAGTCAATAGGCGCACCTGATAGAGCAGGCTTGTGTCCTCTGCGGTGAGTCCGGCCGCATATGCGCCGGAATCGGAGAACAACGTCAGGCAGCCGGTGTCGAACCCGTGCGCGACGAACCGTTTTCCAGCCAAGGCTGGAATCATGAGGTCATCGGCCAGCACGTTGACGGAATCGGTGGTGGTGCTCACGATGCGCACCAGCAGAGTGCCGATGCCGCAATGCACGTGTTGCGTCTCCCCGACGATGTGCCCGTTCGTGGTGACCGTTTCGATCACCCACGGTGGCTTCTCCGTCGGTTTTGGCGTGGTCTGCTTGAAGACCTTCCACCCATCCGCAGGTTTTGGCACATGGTCGAGAATCGTGTTCGACAAGGTCATTATCGACTGCACTAGAATCCCTCCACTGCGGCACGAGCCACATATTCCGCGAGCTTTGGCAGCTCTTCCTCGCCATGCTCGTAGAACCGGTGTGTTCCACCACCTTTAGCGGTTCCGAAGAACGCGATATTGGCTAGCGAACCAGCCCCGCCCTTGGTAGGGCCTATCTCGGCGGAAATGCGTCCCGGCGCTTCCTTCACCGTGTAGGTGATTGGGATGCGTCGGAATGCCTTGTTGCCGGAGCTGGAGAGGTCTTCGCGCAGGTCGTTCTTGACGTTCTGCGCGCCTTTCTTCACAGCCATGGTGATCGCCGCGCGGCGGGCGACGCCTTTGGCGAGCAGCTTGTCGGCGAAGGCGGTCAGCTCGGACGCGTCGAACAGGCTCGTGGCGTTCATGCATCCTCCTTCACGTTCCACCTGCCGGCGGTGGCGTGCGTCTTCTCGGATTGCGGGGAGACGAGCCTGAGCCGTCTGCCTGTCAGCAGCGGGTTCGCGGATTCGGTGATCTCCACGACGTCTCCGGCACGCAAACCATTGGTGTCGTAGGGAAAGTGCACGTAGAGCGACCAGACGAGGCTTACGGCGCCCATGGCCTGGGCAGCACTCCCCTCGGCCTGCTCGCTGGCGAGACCACCAGAGGTCTGCACCTTGCACTTGCCCTGGTACACCTGCTCCGTGCCGGTGTTCGGCAGTCCCGTGTCCGGATCCGTAGTGGATTCGCCGGGTCGGGTCACCGTGCAATGGTCGGTCATGAGGTTTTCCGCGTCGCGGCGGGCCTTGGCGAGGAATGATGCGCTGATTTTCATCGGAACACTCCAATCGACGTAACGTTCGCGCCGAAGCGGTTGCGCAGCCTGCGCTTGGTCGCTTCCGGCAATTCGGTCACGTCGATTTGGGCGGAATCGCCTTGCGTGTAGCCGACCTGTGCGTCGTCGACGCGCTCATAGCTGACGCCGACGTGTGCGCCGGGGCCACCGTCCTCGAGCTGGTGGAGTCCGGCCGCGACGTACGAGCAGACGAGTCTGACGACGTCGGCGGGTATCGGATTCCAGCCGCCCGTGAAGGTGACGGTCACGACCGACGGGATGCGCCCGAAGGGACTCCATGGCTCTTCGCGGTAGAGCGAGGATCCGAGGAGTCGCCAGTCGTAGACGGTCTTGCCGTCGATGAGCACCCTGGAAACGCTTCTGACGGCCTTGCATGGCAGGTCGAGTTTCCTGGACTGTTCGCCGGGGATGTCGACGGTCCATTCGCCGAGCGTGATCGGACAGCCGGCGGCCGAGCGGACGGCGTCGGAGACCGAATCGAGCAGACTGGTTGCCGTCTGCTCGTCGGTTACTTCGATTCCGTTGCTTTTCAGGTCGTCCAAGGTGGCCAGTGCGGTCATTTCAGCCTCCGATCATCGGACTCGACTACTTGCCGCTCTTCTTGCCTGCAGCAGCATCCTCTTCACCGTCGCCGTCTGCGGTGGTATCGCTCACGACGGGGGCCTGCGCATCCTGCAGGGAACGACCGGTGGTGGTGGAGAGGTTCAGGGTGATCTTGGTCAGGCACTCGGGGCGGATGACCTTGGCACCGTACAGATCGAGGCCGCGCACCATGTCGGCGAAGTCGGTCTGCATGCGCATGGCCTCGACGTTGCTGACCTGCTGTGCGAAGGTCACGGCGGCGTTAGTGCCGGCGAGAATGGACTGCGTGTCCGGGCTGGCGGACTTGTGCGGCACGTTGTTGGACTTAACGACGGTGAAGCCGCGCACCTGGCCGACCACGCCGTTGAGCAGCGTATTATGACCTGCTTCGGTGCCTTCGATGAAGCGGGAGTCCTGCAGCAGGAGCGCGTAGAAGTCGGGGCTGACGACGAGCCAGCGGCCCTCGTCGGGCACGTTTTGAACATCCAGTTTCCGTCCGGCTTCCACGACGGCGAGATACGCGTCGGCGGGGGTGCCGACGGCCACGGTCTTGGCTGGCGTGCTGACGGCCGTGTCCATGAGATTGGAGATGTAGTTCTCCACGTTCTTCATCATGTTGTAGGCGGCGGAATTGGTGAACTTTCCGGTCATGTCCGCCTTGGCCTGAGCCTTGTCGAGATCGTTGACCTTGAAGGCGAAATAGTCGGACTGATCGATTTCAAGGACGGCTGCTTCCTTGTCATTGGCATCGTCGACGGTGATCGCCTGGCCGCGGACGTACTTGCGCACAGTCACATCGTCGTATCCGGTAATGTGGACGGTATCGCCGGCCTCACGGATGTCGCCCTCATAATCGCGGTTGCACAGGCTCGGAAAGACGAGCTTCGCGCGCAGGGCTTCGAGGATGGCGGCGGACCATACCTCGGGAATGAAATTGGTGATTGCCATTGCTGGTGGCCTCCTTACTTGCTGCGGCCTGCGAGCAGATCATCCAGGCGGCCCTTGCGGCGCGCCTCGTCGATCTGTTTCGTGGTCATGTTCTTCAGATCGTCCCTGGTAAGCTGTCCCGCCTGATGATCGCCATCACGGGCGCCCGACGGTGGGATGATTCCCGCCAGGCCAGCCTTGTTCCCGCCTTGCGCGAGATACGGATGTGCTGCGACCAGAGCGTCGATTTTCTTGGAAATCGCGTTCTGGTCGTATCCTCCCTGATCGTCAGCGGTCAGATCGGAGAAATCTATAAGCTTCAATGCGTCACCCGGATTGATGAGCTTGCCAGTGGCTGCGGCGGTGACGTTCGCCTGGAGCACCTGCTTCTGCAGTCCGGCGATGGTGGCCTGCGCGGAGTCAAATTCCTTGCCGCGCTTCTCCCAGTCGGCGACCTGCTTCTCCAAGTCGTCCACACGGTCGGCCTTCTCGTAGGCGGCCTTGAGTTTCGCCTCGAGATCGCCATTGACCTTCTTCTGGCCGAGGAACTTGTCATGCCAGTCGACGGGCGGCTCCTGCGCGCCCGGATCGTTGGTGTTCGGATCCTGCTGTTGTCCTTCGGACATGGTGTTTCCTTTCATTTGGTGTAGACCTGTCTCTTATACACATCTCCGAGCCCACGAGACTAGGCATGATC